ATAGTTAAGGTTGCAGTTGTACCTAAGCTCTTCGTCCGTGGGCACCATGCATAGGTCTTCTATGGCCATTGCTATCACGCCGGCGACCAGATGAGCCGCATTGCGTGTGTCGTCTTCTATGCCTTCCTGTGTGCTTATGAGGTCAATCATGTGTTCTTGTCCTTCAAAGCTTGTTCTATTTTTTTGTAAATATGCCAATGCAAATACTGGTCGGGCGTAATCGTGAAGCACTCTTTAATTTCTTCTTCTGTTAAGCCAACCCAAGGCCGCTTGTAGTCTTGAATGTCATCATCTTCTTCAGTCATGCTTGCCCTCCAACTCTTTGACTCTGTCAGACAGCACGCGCACTAACTCAGTTAGCACAGCTACCTCTGCCATTAGTTGTTCTCTGGATGGTTGCTTCATGTTGCGGATGTAGTCCTGCTTGATGCGAGACTCCATCTCTACACGGTTGAATTCTTCGTCTTCTGCGTCCATGGTTATTGCCTCTGTATTGGTATACGGTTGCGGATTGCGTCGCCTAGCTTCTCGATGTCCACGCATTCGTCGGCCAGCTTGGCGCACTCTTCACGCTCGATCATGATGGCGCGCTTAGTCGTCTCAATGGCTACCGCCATGATCTCTGCTTTAGCTATTGCCAGTTCACCATCAAACTCTTGTTGCGTGAAAAACTTCACATGTTCTTGGCCAAGTAATTGGCGTGCAAGTTGGCTTGTCTCTTTCATTAACTTCTCCAAATAAATAGGTCGCAAATTACAGCAACTAAACCAACTACAAAAATGATGGCCATCAAGATTCCAAACTCGGATGGCTTTTTGTGGAACGGTCCCTCGATTACTGGATTCTTTTCCACGTTGCGTGGGAACACCTTAGTGGTCTGGTTAAGCATGGGTTTCCTCCTTTGCTTTGATGTTGCCAAGCGCAACCTGCTCTTTATACGCGAGTAGCACGTATTCGTCCATGGTGGTTTCAATTGCTTTAGTAGTGCTATCGTTAAGGTCACCGTAGCGCATTACTTCACGCAGGCCGTACAACTTAAACAGGTTTGCAAACTCACGTGCGCGGTTCCACAGCCCGTTGTTGTATAAATCGTAATACGCGTTCACAACCTTACGAAACCGCTCTAGGTGCTGGTTTTTTGTGCGGCGGTAGGGCACGGCACCAACCATAGGAATAAGCGTCTGCAAAGCCTTAGCTTCGTCGTTGTAGGTGCCTCTGTCGTTCCAGTATGTATTTGTCATGTTATGCCTCGTATACGCCAAGTTCGCCGGGGTTTATCCACTCGCAAAACAATCCTGACTTGCGCAGTGTTTCTTCAATTTTTGGGTTCACGCCAAAGATCCAACCTTGGTGGAAGTCGCCTTCGTAATAGTCAGCCCACCTATAGGACTCTGGATCCTCAGCGCTGATCTGGAACCGTCCATCCATGTCTTCACGGACGTAGACTGGTACGCCCATCTTTTTGAGCGCGTTGTATGCTTTGATGTACATGCGTTTCATGTTGTGCTCCTAGTTTAAAAATGTGTTATCTCTGACAGACTCATAAATATCCAACAATGAGATGTACTCGCCATAAGCCATAACGCGATCAAAATCTGTTTTGTCTTTAATTTGGTTTGTACCGTTAGTGGTGACAAAACCCCATATATCTTCCATCTTTGCAATTTTTGTTTCCAAAGCGTTGATTAAGTTTTCTTTGCTAAATCGAATCATGTTGTGCTCCTTACTTCTTTGGAGTTACGCGGATGTCTGCACGGCCTTCTTTGCGGAAGGTGTCGAGTACATCGTCTTGGATGCCGTAAGAGACACACAATTTCTTGTAGTCAACGGTGCCTTTGACTGCAACCATTTGGACGGTCACAGAGTGCAACTCGCCTGTGTGCTCACCTTCGCCATACTTGTTGGCGATAGCGTCTTTCATGGCCTCTATTTGCTTAGCCAATGCTTTGGCTTGCTGGTCGAGCACGTAAAGTGCGTCGATGTCATTTGCCAAAGAAACAATTGTTGCTTCGGTCTGGATCTGTGCTACTACTGTCATGATGATTTCCTTTAAGTTAAACCCGCTTTCTGTTGCGGTAAGGAATCATAACAAGAAATTAGGGTTTAGAACACCCTAAACAGACTATTTTTCTAAGGAAAACCCTAATACGCCACCCTAGTTTGTGTACTTGTGTTTTCAATTTTGATTTAAATACTCGATGACGTTCTCGATTGTTTTATTCAAAGCATCAATTTCGTCCATCTTTGCAATAGCCCATGCACGCTTCTCACCGTGCCAGCCCATCTTTGAGCCTTGATGGCAGGACTTACACAGGGCAACCACTGTGTATTGCCTGTGCTGTTTGACGTGGTGTGCATCGCTTGGACCTTCCTGTTTGCACACTGAGCAAGGCATGAGCTTGACTAGCCCTACATATGCGCGCTCCTTTGCGGTCATGCTGTTATTCATCGTATTCCCACATGATGATTGGCGTAGATAGTCCTACGTATGCGCCCTCAATGTTGAATGAGATCCACTCTATGGCCTCCTCATCTGTCATGCCTTCGTCCATGAATATTTCCATAAGCTTTTGGCCACTGTAGATAAGGGTTTCAACACGCTGGTTTCCCTGCCAAACTGATGCAATGCCAGCAATAGCTTTGTCGTACTTCTTGCCTGTGATTTTTAAGAGTTCGTCTTCCATTACGCCACCGACCTATCCATGAGGCGATTAGAAGCTTCTAAAGAGCGCCAGACCTCTACACGGGCCTGTGCTGACACCAATCCCCAGCGATAGCCTTCTGCAACCTCTACGGCCTGTTTAAGGGCTTGTAGGTGCTCTTCGTAGGCTACGTCTGCATAAGCTTCCATTTCCGCCGTAGCGGCTGATCTACAGCCATTGGCAAGCGCCTCCTTCATAAGCTTTGCTTTAAGTGTCTTACGGTACTCTTCCATGTAGGTCAGTTCGGCCTTTGCTTGGGCGTATTTTTGTCCATGTGTGTAGATGTAATCGACTGCGTCATTTATTTGTTTTTGATTCATTTAATTCTCCTGTTGGAAATACATATCCAAAATGTTCTACATATTTTTTTGTGTCTGAACAGCCAATCTCATAACCAATGTCATAGGCATTGCTCATTGCTGTAATTGTGTTTTCGTCTACTCCTACGCTTTTCAAAAGCGACACCATGTCGTTTTTGGTCATAGTCCATACCTCGCTAATAAAGCCGCATCCGCCAAGGCTTGACCCTGACCCTTTTTATCTAACTCACGCCAGTGTGGCCACATCTGTATAGCCAGTGACCGAGCCGCATCTTTGTCTTTGTTTGTCAGGTGCGCGCGCATCTTCCACATCTGTGGGGTGACGTAGGTCACAGGTATCTCAAACGCACCTAGTACGCCTGCAATCACACCACAAGAATGCCCGAAGCTGAACATGCTAGATACGCCTTGCTTGGGCATGGCGTGCACTTGCTCAACGTATGCGTTTACTTCTCTGTAACTTTGGCCATAGCCGCGAAGCAGTGCCGCCAAAGCAACTGCGTTTACGCGGTTCTGGGATCCAATCTTCATGGTGGGCATCAAAGCCCATTCAACGGGTATGTTGTCCTCCAGCACGACTATCGCGCCAGAGATACCCGGGTCAATTCCTATGCGTCTCATTTTTTTCCTTTAAGTTGTATCCAATCACACCTCTGCAAAACAAACTTCAGCGCTGGCTGAGGCTTGCCCTTCTTATCAACAATTTTGGGGCAAGTCCCAGATTTGGTGTCAAAGAGCCTGCACTCAAAGCACAGGCGTCTGTCGTCTTGTGAATCTAAATCACGCTCAAAAAGTTTGTCCGCCAAATCCCAAGCCGCTTCACGTGCAAGTCCAGCATCCATAAATGCTTTTGACCGACTGTTGTGCTTAGCTGTGGCAATGACAATTTGTTCTTCGGTCATTTGGTTACACGCCAATCAGTTTTTTGGTTTCTTACCGAATACTGAAGGGCATTCATTGCAACACGTTTTTTGTCTGCTCTGTGTTGATTTTGAGTATTAGTTAATTCTCTGTCTGGCTGTGTTCCCTGCTTTGTTGTGTCGTACTTTGACGTCTGCAATTTCTTCAGAAGAAAAACATCTTTGTCTGGTGTTTGCTCCCAAAGTCTTTTGCTAATTTTTTCCAAATGTTGAGCCACGTAAGCCCGTACAGGTATTTTTATTGGCACGTTTTCTTTTGGTGTGCGTAAAAGTGGTGGCTCTCTGTTAAATACAGTTTCACCAGTAATGCTTTTAAACATTTGATAGGCGTCAATAATCTTTCCATCATTGCGCCATGTTTTGATTAAACATGCATCCCAATATTCTTGCGGTGTACTCATGCTTCAGACCTCGCTTTAATCATTGCGTCTGCAATTATGTAAGCCGCTTTAGCGGTGTAGTCGGATGCATCCATTCCAACCTCATCTCCTGCATCTTCACGCCAATTAGGACAACTGATAAGTGCCTGCATAGCCTTTGCCGCAAAGTAATCTTGAATTGTTATTCCCGTATGGGCAGGGTGAGCAATACTGTCGTCAAAAGCCTCACGGGTATCCAAACTGAATGGACGTGGAAAAGCTGGTGTAGCCATTTAATTTCTCCTTAAACCACAACATCGTGGTAATCACACTATAACAGTTTATTACTGTTTGTAAACAAAAAAAGGGGTCACCCCCCCTGTACTCCTTATTACCTTATTAACCCTTTCTTAATCCCTGTTTGACTGCTTTCTGGTGGACAGACTCAGCCCTCCCACAGGGGGCTAAGCCTTCACATGTTTCTGCTAACTGGAGCCACATGACCCGACAGCCGTTCGATGTTAGGGCGCTATCTTCGCCACCCATGCCTCTATCTCAACATCTATCCCGTAGTAGAGGTGTCCCTGTATCGCTACCGCCAGTGCGCGTCCGATACAGCGGTCGTCAAAATGCAAAAAGCCGTTACTACTGCACTGGGTCGTTCCCTCCTGTGAAGGAGGCCAATGCATGAGTAACGGCTTTCAACTGTTGTGAACGACTACAACAGTTTTTATTATACAGACATTTCTATTTTGTTTGCATATGCCTTTTTGCGTAAGTCCATAACTTTCTTAACAACTGCCATCAAACCGCACTTATCGTGCAGGTCGTTAACGTCGTATCCCACCTCGTCAGCCATCGTCCAAGGCAAGCCAGTCTCTATAGCCGCCTTCTCGCCTGTCTTGCTCTCGTCGTTATCAGCAAAGATAAATCTATCGCCTTTGACTTGGCTGGCCACATTGACCATGTTGGATGCTGAGAAACAAACCACCACAGATGCGTTAGAGCCAGTGCTACGCAGGGCTTTGTGCAGGGATAGACCTGTGGCATACCCTTCAACAAACCACGTCTCTGAAGCCTCTCTGGAGCCCATATACAGC